CCCCCCCACCTCGCGGTAGTGAGGCACACTTCAAAACTGTGTCGGCTGGCCTACTGGAAGAAGCATAAGAAATGTCAGAAACTCCACCCGAAAGGCCGAGTTTCGATATTTCTAATGGTCTGAACCGGTTGTATTAGACTACCCTCCTTAACACGAAACCTGGTACTCCTTGTAAGAGTATCCAAGTGACGGGCTAGTCCCCCAATCCACTTGAGAATGGAAAGAGGGTTAAGGATAGAGCATAATACAGATTTGCTCCCAAATTCTACACTACTCTAAAAACTTTTAATAATTTTATAAGTCTCTTTTCAAGACTTATCGTTATTCAAGTTTTCGGCAATAACGTAAAATTTCATTTGTTCAGACCTCTCATTAAGAGAGTCCGAAAGGTCTATGCGACTAAGGGACCATAGAGTACCATTCTTTGGATCAAGGATCTGAGAACGGCGTTCTATAGTGCCCTGTCTGATAATCCTGAAAATATCCCCTATGTTGGTCAAACGAAAGATGGAATACCAAAGGCCTTTGGTCCTTTGATTCCATTTATACGTAGACAACACAAGGGCATCATCAGGTGCACTCTAACACTACTTTTGTAGTCAAGAGTTATACCAGCCTGGAAGAAAGTCGATCTAAGTTCAATTACGGATTCATCAGAGGTAAATCTAGATACTATTACTAGTATAAAGACATATCTTCCTGACATCTGTAAGGAACTTAAGTTCAAAATTTCTAAACCATAGTGGAAGACCCCACATCTTACTACTAAGAGTGGTCCAAATGGAAGGGCTATATAGAATCTTAAGTCGGACCTACTACTGTTGACTGACCAGATGAAATCTGATCTCTCAATAATAGCAGGTACGACGCTAAAAGACTATATAGATGATCTTATTGACCAACCGGATGCATTTAAAACCTGGATGGTTCCAAAAGTATACCCAAAGGGTATTCTAAGGAAACTATCTGTGGTTCCAGATGTCGATGGAAAGTCAAGAGTCATCGCAATGGCTGATTATTGGACACAATCTGCCCTCAAGCCGCTTCACGAGCTACTTATGTAGCAATTGAAGAAGGTTAAGGAAGATGTGACCTATAACCAGAACATTGAACCCTTCGGATCAAGTGTTCATAACTATTATAGTTACGACCTAACGGCTGCTACTGACAGAATCCCAATACAATTGTATGAGATTATGCTAGAACATCTGCTGGATCGTGACTATGCTCAGGCTTGGAAGAGACTCATGATTGGAATACCATTCTCATATGAAGGCTCTGCTGTAAGTTATGCAGCAGGCCAGCCTATGGGGATGTATTCATCATGGCCTCTTATGGCTATGAGCCATCACATAGTAGTCCGTTATGCAGCTTAGTCGGTAGGAATACCAGACTTTTCTGATTACAGGCTCCTCGGTGATGATATAGTTATACGGAACGACCAAGTTGCTTCCTCTTACCTCAAAGTGATGACTGATCTTGGAGTAAAGATAAGTCCAACAAAAACATTGGTGTCGAAAGACTCCTTTGAATTTGCTAAACGTTTCTTTCTGAAAGGGTCAGAAGTCACCGGTTTTCCAATAAATGGTATGTAGACAGCATAGACCCATGGAACTTGGGTCGATGTCGCTACTATCATTATTGAAAGCTAGAGGAGAGGCTTCAGCGAAACAGTTTTGAAGAACACACAGGGTCCTGTCCAACAACTTTTTATGATAACTGGTAAAGTAAAAAGCATTAAACATGCTTTTAGGCTCTACCGGAATGTTATCAGCCTTATCACTTAGCATGGGGGTCTTCAAGGTTGTGATGCTCAATTGGCAGCACGGCTCTGGAACCTACATGTCTCATGCGTTACTTCAATCGAAGACTTCAAAACGAAGTTTTACGAAAGAGTTATGGATGAAGCGGGTGATGAGGCAATGGTTGTACATGGGAAGCTAACCAAAATTCTTAATGATCTTAAGAAGTCTGCGGTCAGCGCTCCATCTGCTGGTGTATCAGATGAAGACTCGGATGACCCCTTCAGCATTAATTTCGATAGTGAAGCTAAGGAACTGCCTAGAGATCCACTTGAGTGGATCCTGGATAATTCTCTTGCTAAACTTCGCAATACCACTGAGAGGGTGGATAAAGTTCGACTCGGTGGATTCGCCGATCCAGATGAATTTTTCGTCTAGACCGACTGTCACACATTTGAAGAACTATATACATCAGTTTACAAAGATCTAGATATTCAAGTGTTTACACTTGATAAACTAGACCGCCGTAAGCTGAGTCATCGACGTCTTGGGCTCGCATCGTCCCTCGCTGTAGGCGCTTTTACACGCCTATCTGGAAGAACAATGTAAGCCGAAACGCCCCC